TTAGTACCCTCAAAGAATTCTTCATTTTCAATAACTTCCATAGAAAATATTATTTTTGATTTTTCGTTAAATTTACTTACAGAAACTAGTGATTTTTGTACTACTTCTGGTATTATATATCCGTTTAATTTTATATTAAATGTTGTTTTTACTGATCTTTCGGTTCCTTGATTAGTTTCTACTACATTGGTAAAATCATCAATCATTGCTCTGAATTTAAAACGTTCAGGATTACCCCAATATGAATCAGAAGCATAATTAATTGCTTCTATTATTTTATTCATTTGGTCTACATAATATGTAGAAATAGCACAACTATATGTAACATTTACATAATCAGGATAAACAACAGCCACAAATTGTTTTGTAGGTGCTCTATTATTTAATACAGTAAAATTATCATAAGCATTTTGCCCTGAATATCCTTTTTGAAATATACCAAAATTATTAGGGTTATTAGAATCTATTTTATTACCTATGCTTCTTACTTTTTGGATATTATCACGTTTAAACATGATCATAGGAAACATTATTTTACCGTTTTTATCGCGGTATTTACCGTCTTTTTGAAACGACTTCCATCTTTCTGGTGAACCATATATAATAGGAACTTCAATGCGTTCACCATTTTGAACTACGGAAGGTTGGATTACATTTTTAAAATAGTAAATAATAGCTTCATCAATGTCTTGTATACCAACTGTAAAAGATTTTGTACTATCTCCTCTCCAAGAAAGTTGAGTACCCCTATTAGCTGTTGTTGCCAAGTTAGGATTACCCATAGTAGGATCCGTTGGCTTTATTAAGCTATTAGATATTTCCTTTTGGGATTTTGGAGTTGGTTTATTTTGTTTTTGAGCCATTATAATCTTTGTAATGTTATTCCTACTTTATCAGATGGAATATAGTGAGTATTACAGATAATTTGTTGATTCCATCCAAATTTATCAAGATCTTCTTCAAATGGGTTAGGGTTGTTTGGATAATCTGGGTTTTTGCCTACAAAATATCTATTAGCATTTGTATCATCTACTTCAAAATATGATTTGTTATATAATATAATATCTCCTACTTGGGGTACCAAATCAGCTCCATATAGTGCTGTATCAACATTAAAATCTTTTGCCTTTCCTAATAAATCATCTCTTAAAAATTTAAATTGAATATTCCATTCAAAATCTACCCCATATTCAGTATCTGGGTTAGTTTGATCTTCTCTATCAATTAAACAATTTAGCAAAACAGGACCATTGTAAAATTTAGTACCTGATGCTTCACCATATATGTTAGTTTTAGTTTCTTCTAGTTCAAATTTATAAAAAGCTGCCTGTTGGGAAATTACATTTCCCATCAATTCACGATTTACTGTTCTAAGTAAACTTATATCTCTTGCAGCTCCAAATAATGCCATATTATCCTATGTAAATTGTAAAAGGTACTCGACCTAGTTCTTTTTCTAAGAAATCAGATTCTTGGGTTCTTCTTTCTAATAATTTTTCTCTTGAGGTTTCATCAAGGTATGCTCTTAATCTGTCAATTAGTCTTTCTTTTTCTGATGTTGCCGCTGTAATTAAATCACTTTGATTTAAAGTTACATCTGCTCCTGGGATTGGTACTGTACTATACTTTCCTCTAACATATCCTAACATTTCTTTGCATAAAGCTAAGGTGTATTCAAATATCCAACTTCTGCCTACAGAATTAATGTTTGAATATATTGGGTTTACATAAGGTACATCACTAATAACTTTAATTTTACCATTACCATCTTTAAAAGCAGCGGATGCTTCTTCGGACTTTAAAAGATATTGGATTTTAAGTTTAGATTTATAAGCACCACCTCCTATATTACGAGGTATTGGAAAAATCTTTAATTTGTTATTATGTACTTCAAATGAAAAATTAGATCTTCTAACTGTGTCATTAAATTCAATAGCTTGAACGGTTGCTATAGTATAATTAACAGGCATTAAAACAAAATCAAGTCCTGCTGCTGAATAAGCACCAAAACCAAATGTATCTAATCCTGCTGATATATCTCCACCTGCAGCTCCACCACCAGCAAAAGGATCATAATATCTTACAATAGCAGGGGTTGCTTCAAAAAATACTCTCATAATTTGAAGATCACCTTTTTTGTAATGAGGAATGTTTTGATCAGCCCATTCGTTTAGATCATATTCCTGCTGACCTTCAACTAAATCAATCATACCATCATACCAATCAACATTTCCCCCAGAACCAGCTTCTACACCATATTGTTCTGAAATAGAAATAATGCGGGCTAATGTTGGAGTAATTAATGATTCATTAACATCTACAGTATCATCTGCACCTTCTAAAGATAAATAGTTTTCTCTTACTTTATAAGCATATATTTCATTACCATAAACAGTAACTGCTTCTTCAAATGCTGTGTAAAATTGAATATCTTGCAATTCAACATCCACTATAGGGTATCCTAACCTTTGGGAGCAAAATTTTGCAACCTTATCCGCGTCTTTTTCAAATTCTAGATCATTATCATAAAACCCAAAAGGAGTTTCTCCTGGGGAAAATGAACTAGATCCGGGCCATATTGGTATATTCATGATATTTTTATTAAGCGTTTACAAGCACATATTCTACATCTATACTAGCACTAATAGCGAATACATCAACTGATACTAATGCTGAACCTGAAAAACCACCATCAAATTGGCTACCAGTAGTATTAGCACTAGCCCACATAAGAGATGAAGTTGGAGTTAAATCTTGAGTCCAATAAACCCCATCTGAATTTTCAAATGTAACTGCTAAAGATGCTGAATTATCTAAATTAGTAATTCTAGCATATTTTACACTACTTGAAGGAAATAGACCTGCTCCGGGAGCAAGACCATTAAAATCTATTAAATTAATAGAAGTAGTTTCAGGGCAAGTTACTATTCTTCTATCTACATTAGTTACATTAGCAACTCTATAAAAAGTTTCATTAATAGTTTTTACATTTTTAATAACGTGCTCTTCTTTTATTTTTATTTGAAAAGTACTAGGGGTTAGTGTAGATGCCATGCTTTTTTGATTATAAATATTAAAAAAATTGGTTTAATTATTATTTTTTTAATCTTCCACTACTACCTGATGATCCTTTTGTAATACCACGTTCAACTGCATCTTCATATATTTCAATTAATTCTTCTACAATTGAATCTCTATGGTTTTGTTTTAATGTAATAGAAGCCATGTTTTTTACTCTACGAGCAGCTGCATATAAAAATCTAAACCCAGATTCACGTTTTGATTTTAAATCTACTTGGTGATCATCACCGCAAATAACCATTTTACTACGTAGACCAATACGAGTAACAATCATTTCCATTTGTTCATGTGTTACGTTTTGGGCTTCATCTACAATAACCATACTATCAACAAATGTTCTACCTCTCATAAAAGATACAGGTACAATTTCTATTTTACCTTCTTCAATAAATTTTTCTACTTTTACTTTATCGTATAAAAGAAACATATTTTGATAAATAGGTTGAACCCATGGGTCCATTTTTTCTCTTAAATCCCCTGGTAGGAAACCAATATCTTCTTTAGATACTGTTGGACGTGTTATAATAACTTTTTCATATTGTTTTCTAAATAAACCATCTAATGCAACTTGACATGCTAATAATGTTTTACCTGAACCTGCAGAGCCTGCTAATATAGTTAATGTATTACTTAATATTTGTTCTTTTGCTAATTTTTGTTCTTCGTTTAATTGGAGTTTAAATTTAATAGGATTTTTCAATATCTTTTTTTCTCTAAATACCTCGTCGGTATGGGGTTTTGATGCCATTTTTTTTTGCTTTATTAATAAATAAAAAGTTTAATGTAGCATTCATAAGTGTATAAAAATAATATGGGGTATTGTTAGAGGTATGGTAATATGGCATATATACGTTAATACATAACTTAAAAACCCGCTTATAATTAAAAATATATTATATCTCCTTATAACATAACTACATTTTTATTGTTGATTATACATATTAAAAAAAAA